AAAAACAATTTGAACATTATTTAGATCCACGACAAGTAAAACAATTACAAGATGATCCAAGTTTATTAAAACTTGGTGGAGAAAAAAAATATTGTTCGTTTCTCTTTACAGACTTAAGAGGATTTACTGCTTTATCAGAAAAACTACCTCCAGAGGAAGTAACTGATATTATGAACAAGACGTTAACTGTGCAAGTAAATGCCGTGCAAAAATTAGGTGGTATGACAGATAAATTTATTGGTGATGCAGGTATGTTTATTTTTGGAGCACCCTTAGATTTAGAGGATCACGAAACCAAAGCTGTTCAAGCTGCAATAGATATACAAAAAGGCATAGCTGAACTAAACAAAACACTTTCTACTCCAGTTGCAGTGGGCGTAGGAACTCAAGCTGGTTTCGCATGTATTGGAAATATGGGGTCAGAATCTAGGTTTGATTATTCAGCTATAGGCGATCCTGTAAATACAGCAGCAAGGCTAGAGTCAGCAACAAAAGAGGTTGGTGTTGATATACTTATTGGTGAAAATATTGCAAAAAATTGCAAATTTGCATTAAAATCACTAAAACCTATTAATGTTAAGGGTAAAAAAAAGAAACTTAACATATATACAGTAAAGGAATCTATATGAAAGGATTATTAAAAAATTTAGTAGGTGCGGTAGCTCCAACCATAGGCACAGCTCTTGGGGGTCCTATGGGTAATATGGCAATGTCTAAAATTGCAAGCGTACTTGGAGTATCAAATGACCAAAAATCAATTCAACAAGCTATACAAAATGCAACACCAGAACAAATGTTAGAGCTAAAAAAAGCAGAACAAGAGTTCGAGGTTCAAATGAAAGAGCTTGATGTTGATGTTTTCAGATTAGAAACTCAAGACAAGCAAAACGCTAGAGGTATGTTTAGTAAAGATTGGACAGCTAGAATAATTGGTGTTGCAACAATAGCTGGTTTTTTAGGCTATATATTCTTGGTAACACTACAACCACCAGAGCAAAACAGTGAGGCACTTATAAATTTAGTATTAGGATATTTAGGTGGCTTGGCTAGCGCGATTATATCTTTTTACTTTGGAGCGTCACATAAAGGCGACGACTAATGGCTAAATCACCCGATGCTTTTGTCTATAAGTGCAAACTAAAAAAAGTTATAGATGGAGACACTGTACGTTTAGAGACTATAGATCTTGGATTTTCAGTGCAACTACATAATAAATCCGTACGAATCAATGCGATAGATACGCCTGAATCTAGGATTAATACTAAAAAATATCCAGAGCGAGCTAAAGAAAAAGAACTAGGATTACTTGCTAAACAGAAGTTGAAAGAATGGTTGGTAGGTGATATAACCTTAAAGTCTTACGGCACCGACAAATACGGTAGGGTGCTGGGAGATATATTTTGCGAGAAAGGAAATGTGGCAGAATTACTTAAAAAAGAAAATTTGGCCGTCGATTACTTTGGCGGAACAAAAGTCAAAAAATGGGGAGAATAATATGCAAATATCACAGGAGGGCATTGCCCTTATAAAAAAATTTGAGGGTTGTCCAAAAAATTCAAAAGGCGATGCTGTATCTTACAGATGCGCTGCTAATAAAAAAACCATAGGGTTTGGTTCCTTAAAACTGATAGACGGTAGTCCAGTTGAAGATGATATGACCATAACCATGCAAGAGGCAGAAGAATTGTTAGCGCATGAATTAGAAGAATATGAAGGATATATAAATGAAATGGTAGAATGTAATTTAACACAAAATCAATTCGACGCGATGGTATCATGGGTGTTTAATCTTGGCCCTACGAACCTTAAAAATTCTTCTCTTTTGAAAATTCTGAACAGCACCCATGTTGATTGGGCAGACATACCGCACCAAATCCAAAGATGGAACAAAGTCAATGGCAAGGTAAACGAGGGTTTAGTAAGACGAAGAGAGGCAGAGGCTTTACTATTCGAGGGTAAGGAATGGCACGAAGTATAGTGTTGTGTAATACTACGACTAGGCGTTTTACGCTTAGAGCTGGGTTACATAATATATCGTCGCTACCTTGTTTCTCAGCTCGCCTATGAGCGACGTATCATTTAAAGATTTTGATATATTATCTGAGCAAGATAAAGCTGAGGCAGTAGCTCTGTTACAAAGATACGATCAACTTGAAAAACAAGATGGTTGCCAAAAAGATTTTATGGGTTTTATAAAACACATGTGGCCAGAGTTTATTGAGGGCAGACACCATAAAATCATATCTGATAAATTTAATAAAATAGCAGACGGCAAACTAAAAAGATTGATTGTCTGTTTGCCACCTAGACACTCCAAGTCTGAGTTTGCATCAACTTTTTTTCCTGCATGGATGATGGGTAGAAGAGGCAATCTCAAAATTATACAAACTACACATACGGCTGAGTTAGCAGTAAGGTTTGGTCGTAAAGTAAGAAATATTATTGACAGCGAAGAATATCAACATATATTTCCAGATCTTAAATTACAAGCTGACAACAAATCAGCTGGACGTTGGACTAGCAACCAAGATGGTGAGTTCTTTGCAGCTGGTGTAGGTGGTGCTATTACAGGTCGTGGTGCAGATTTACTAATTATTGATGATCCACACTCAGAACAAGATGCTTTATCACCGAAAGCCTTGGAGTCTGCTTACGAATGGTACACATCTGGTCCACGTCAACGTTTACAACCTGGTGGAATAATTGTGATAGTAATGACTAGATGGAGCACAAAGGACTTGGTTGGCAAGGTTTTAAACAAACAAGGCGATGAAAATGCAGATCAATGGGAGTTAGTAGAGTTTCCAGCAATTATGCCAGACAGTGAAAAACCTTTATGGCCAGAGTTTTGGAAAAAAGATGAATTGTTAGGCGTAAAAGCATCTTTACCCATATCTAAATGGAACAGTCAATGGATGCAAAACCCAACAGCAGAGGAAGGTTCTATCGTAAAACGAGAGTGGTGGAATCGCTGGGAGGACGAAGATGTACCTGCTTATAGTTATGTTATACAAAGTTACGATACCGCTTTTTCAAAAAAAGAAACAGCTGACTATTCTGCAATAACCACTTGGGCAATATTTAATAGGGGCGATGAAAATAATGACGAGATAATATTATTAGATGCAAAAAGAGTTAGATGCGACTTTCCAGAGCTTAAAAAACTCGCATTAGAAGAGTATAGATACTGGGAACCAGATTGTGTTTTGATAGAGGCTAAAGCATCTGGCACACCCTTGACACATGAGCTTAGACGTATGGGCATACCTGTTACATCATATTCACCTAGCAGAGGACAAGACAAAGTAGCACGTATGAACAGTGTTGCTCCTATATTTGAATCTGGCATGGTGTGGGCACCAGAAGATGATTTTGCAGAAGAAGTAATTGAAGAAATGGCATCGTTTCCGTTTGGTGATTATGACGACTACTGCGATAGTGCTACAATGGCTTTGATGAGATTTAGACAAGGTGGTTTTATATCTCTTTACGAAGATTATCAAGACGAGGTTAAATTATTAAAAAAGAACAGAACAGTATATTATTGAAAACTTTTGCCACAAGATTTATTTGGGATGGTACTGAATACATGGGACCGCTAATTCATGCACCTAATTTAGAACATGCGCAACTTATCGCAGAGTACCATGGCCTTTTGCTTGATGGTGAATTAGAGGCTATTATAGGTACTGAGATTGATCTAACAGAAGATCCACGCAATAGGGTAATACATTAATTATGGCTATAGAAAAATTAGGAACAGAAAATGACCCAGATGTAAAAGTACAAGGATCTGCTGTCAATATAGTTCCAGACGCTACAAGAGACGAACAAATACAGGCAGCTGCGCAGGTTTTAGTAGACGACGAACAAGTTTTCTTGGATGATGAAATAGTTGCGCCAGCTCAACCACAAATGAGTTTTGATGCAAACTTGGTTGATTTTATAAACCAAAACACATTAGAAAAAATATCAAACGATTTACTAGACTCAATACAAAGCGATAAAGAGTCTAGATCTGAGTGGGAAAAAACTTATACCGACGGACTGAAATATTTAGGCATGAAGTTTGATGATACAAGATCACAACCTTTTGAAGGTAGCTCCGGTGTCGTGCACCCAATCTTAGCTGAGGCTGTAACTCAATTTCAAGCTCAAGCATATAAAGAAATGTTACCAGCAAAAGGACCTGTAAAAACAGAAATAGTTGGTGCTAGAACTATACAAACCGAAGATCAAGCAGAGCGCGTTCAAGAGTTTATGAATTATTACATTATGAACGAAATGGACGAGTATGACCCAGAGTTAGATCAAATGTTATTTTATTTACCTTTAGCTGGTTCTTGTTTTAAAAAAGTCTATTTCGATTTTGTTTTAAATAGAGCAGTAGCCAAGTTTATAGCACCAGAGGATTTAATAGTGCCTTATGAGGCTACTGATATTAGTTCAGCAGAGAGAATCACACACTCAATCAGCATGTCTGCAAATGAGATAAAAAAACAACAAGTGACTGGATTCTACGCCAACGTAGACATAGGTAGCGGTAGTTATAGTGAGGATTTAGATGATATTACTGAGGCTATAGATGATATACAGGGTATATCACCAACTTACAAAGAAAATAGAAATAGAACCGTATATGAGGTACATACGGTCTTAGACATTGAGGGTTTTGAGGACTTAGATCAACAAGGCATGCCTACAGGTTTAAAACTACCATACATTGTGACAATAGAAGAGGACTCTCAAAAAATATTATCAATAAGAAGAAACTTTAGAGAAAACGATTTACTTAAAAATAAAATCAATTATTTTGTTCAATACAAATTTTTACCTG